TGATTCGGCACTGTAGAGACCAATCAACAGGCTGATCATGATCGACATGACCAAAATAAATTCTTTGCTCACACGACACCCCCACAACAAACCCCATCCCCGTTTTGCGGACATGCATCACACGCCGACTGTGACCGATCAGCCCACGTCTTTTGCACTTGCTCCAACGTCTGCGCTCGCATCTGCCCTTTGATCCACCGGCTATCCACAGCCACACCATGCTCCAACAGGTACATAATCCCGTCTGTTTTATCGTCGCGGTCGCGGTAATAGACTGTCTTGATGCCTGTCAGCGTCAGCCGTTTGGCACACTCAATACAGGGCTGACGGGTGACATACAGCGTTGCACCCCTTGCGTTACCACCACTAAAACCAGATGCGGATAGCAGTGCATCAGCCTCGGCATGTATTACAGTTTTCAGCGTCCGACCGTCCGCACCCTCACAGCAATAGCCGCGATTATGGTTGTAACCCGTGTACTGCCCGCCCGACTGGGTGATAACCACTGCCCCCACCTGCGCACGCTTACAGACTGATTGCAGCGCCACAGACTCAGCCAAGCGCATCATTTTCAAATGGTTCATGCCACCACCCCCTTACACTGCCCATAAACTGATTTAGGTTTAACCAGCGAGTACGTCACCATCACCATGCTTGCGACGCCTTCAAAGCCTTCGTGTGCGGCCTTGATCTCGTCAATCGCTTGGTGCATCGCGTGTGTCACGTCATGCGGTCCACGCATCGAGTCAGACCGGCCATTGGTCGAGACGTTGCCGACCTCCAGCGTCTCGCCATCGAACCCATAAAACTTGAGCGTGTACGACCACCAGCCGCGCACATTGCCAAGCCACGCACGGATCGCAAGGTCATCACCGGTCACGGCATCTTTAAACGATGCACCAGCGGCAATGGCATCAACGCTGTATGCAAAGGTGTGGTGTTTTTTGACTGGCTTTTTCATGCTTGGCACTCCCTTATGATTTCCCATGCTGTTGCAGCCACAAGCGGTACTTGCCCGTTTCCAATGGCTTTAAGTCTGTCCACCCGATAGGCCACCCCATTAGCCATTCGACCCACACCGGATTCAGCATCGTCGGCTGGGTCTGATCCCCACGGCGCGCAATGTGCGTCAAGCTCGGTTGATTGCGCAGGGCTTCGCTTGGGTAGTCGCCCTCTTTGGCCATGTGACATGTCGGTGTTGGGCAGGTCATTCGCTTGACCACAGTTGCCAGCCCGTCGCCACTCGTCTTGCTCAGTCCCTTGCGGTTGTAATTGCCGCACACTGTTGGCGTAGGATATAAGCCACAGGCGCTTACGCTCATGGGGCGCACCCACGTCATCCGCTCCCAGCACTCCCCATTTGCAGTCATACCCCAGCGCGGCAAGATCACCGACGACTCGTGCAAGTCCTCGTCCCACAAGCATTGGGCTGTTTTCCACGTAAACGTATTTGGGCAAAACCTCACCGACAATCCGCGCCATGTGTGACCACAAGCCGGAACGCTCCCCGGTGATTCCTGCGCCCTTGCCCGCTGCGCTGATGTCCTGACACGGAAACCCGCCAGAAATGACGTCAACAACCCCGCGCCAAGGTCGTCCGTCAAAAGTGCGTACGTCATCCCAGATCGGGAAAGGCTCAAGCGTTTTGTCGTTTTGACGGGCAACCAGGACGGATGCGGCGTATGCGTCGAATTCCACAGCGCACACGGTTCGCCACCCGAGCAACTGGCCGCCAAGGATTCCGCCACCCGCTCCGGCAAAGAGGGCGAGTTCGCGCATTGGGTCAGCAGGGCGTTTGAAAATAGCCATGTCATACCTCACCCACACAACCGAAGTACCAAGCTGGGATAGCGCGGCCACTCTTGCGGCACGATGCGACGTATTCAGCGGCGTTATCAAAAGGGTCAGGCGCATAGATTGGTGCTAGGTCGGCATTGGTGCGGGCAGGCTTTTCAACCGCAACAGGCGCGGCCTTGGGTTGGTCAGTCATACCAAGCATGGCTCGCATTTGGGCGATGCAGGCATCACGGTCAATTGCACCGGCTGCGTACTTGCCAACGGTCTGACCATGTTTTTTGTGGTCTTCGGTTGACCATGTTTGGCCGGTCTTTGAAAATGGGATGATTTCGGACATTTAAAACTCCTCCCGATTTTTACTGGCCTGAGCTTGGCGGTAGCTGCCCCAATCGCAATGGATCGTGATCAGGTTTTCATTGAGCCGGTCGAATGCACGGTCACCGAGTTGAGCGCGTAGCTGATCCAGTGTCAGATTGCTGGTGATGATCGTGGGCGCGCGCTTGTAGCGCATATCAATCAACTGACTGAGGATTTCTTGAGCATTTGCGCCGTCATCGCGTTGACCAATTTCGTCAATCAGCAACAGGTCTTCGTGTGCCAACTCATGAAACACGCTTGATTCGGATGCGTCTTTTTTGCCCCACGTATCACGGATGGACGCAACGACTTGGGCGCTGGTGATGTAACGCGCCAAACGATAGGCCGCCGCTTGCTCACGCAGCACAGCAGTGGCCAGATGTGTTTTGCCGCCACCCGTTGCACCCATCAAAATGATGTTTTTGGCCGTTGTCGGGTCTTTCATGTCGTTGGCGACGTAATCAATCAGACGGGTCACGACAGCCGATTGTTTTTTGTTGGTGGGCAAAAACGTAGCGATGGATTGATCGGCAAACGCTGCGGGCAGTCCGATGCGTCGATCAAGAATGACTGCACGCTCTGCCAACACTTGAGCCTTGCGGGACTTGTTTTGTGCATCGACGATGGCTTGATTGCACGCATTGCACCCACGCCATATGCCACCTGCAAAAAACTCGTCTTGATGGCCATGTGTCGGGCAGTTGATTGGACGCTGTGGCAATGCAAAGCCAGCACTTGCAAAGGCGTTCATGTCGACACCTTCACTTTGCTAAGTGCCGCGATCTTGGCCTTGAGTTCGTCGGGCATCACATAACCGTTGTCCAAATCCTGCGCCGGTGGATTGCCCCACGCGTCGTTGACGTTGCCGTGGATTGGTTTGGCTGCCTTGGTTTTTGGGGTGCGGGTTGGTTTGGATTGATCCCGCTGAATCCATGACACCAGCTTGGCCATCAGTTGGTTGGTGGTGTGGTGTTGGGTCTCATAGTGCGGTGTGAATGTCACCAAGACTTGATTCAGTCGATCCTTGGTGATGGTGGTAGCACCGGCCATCTTGAGCATGTCGTTCAATGCGTTCAGGTCTGGCGCGAACTCGCTTGCGTCTTGTGTGTGGTTTTTAATTGGTTCTTGGTTATTGGTTATTGGTTCTTGGTTGGTTGAAGTTCCGTTGAGCGTCCGTTGAACGTCCGTTGAAGCTGCGTTGAAATCCGGTTGAACGCCTGTTGATTCGTCGTTAAGTGCTTGTTTGTCATCTGTTGACGATTTTTCAGCACGTTTTGCAGCACTGGCCTTGCCTGCCTTTGATGCAACCTCAGCTTTCTCTTTATATGCCGCAATCTCTTCATCGCAGCGGGATTGATGAAAGCCATCCTCTTGCTCAACAAAGAAGTCCTCTAGGATTGCATCAACCGCCGCCTTGGTTGCAGCAGTACGCGCACGCAGAAAGCGGTAGGTTTGAACCTTGTTCTTTGGCAGTGGCTTTTCGTTGCTGTAGTACCAAGCAAGGGCGCGGTGATACATGCACTCCTCAATCTCGGTCAGATGGATTGTTGCGTTGTTGAAGTCGCCAATGTGGTGTGAGTAGTAGTTCATTTCGACACCTCCGGCAACAACTCAAAACCGGAATGACCACGGGTCTTGAGCGTCGCAATGATGTTGTGACCATGCCGACGCAGGACTTGCACAGACGCTTGCACGCTGTGGCTGGTCATGTGACACAGGCTGTGATTAACGACACACTGACCCTTTGTGACAATCAAGCCGGATTGCAGCACCTCTAAAACCAATTGGGTGTTGCCGGTCTGGCGAATGGGCGTGACCTTTGCAGCCACCACGGGTGATTTTTTGATAACTGGTTTTGGCTCAAACCGTTCGCTCGGGTTGCCGATCTGGTGTCCGGCGACCACGGGTGTACCAGCCAGAAACATCTCGACTTCATACGCCAGACGGTCAGCGGCGGCCTTGTTGGTTGCCAGCGCCATGGCTGACAATTTGGCAATGTCGTTTTTGCGCATTGCGACTTCAGCGACGGGATGCAGTGGCATGTTCATGCTGCCACCCCACATGACTTGATAGCCACGACGATGCAGGCCACAAACACAGCCACCCAAAACGCTTCAAGGGTGCGCCATGCTGTCTTGTCATCGTCATGCGGTGACACGTAGTCGGCTGTCTTGAGCTTGGCGCTCAGGTCGGCGTTGTCTTTGTGCAGGCGGTCGCGTGATGCTTCAGACGCTGCAATCGCCAGTTGATACGCACCGATACTGTCAGCTTGTGTATCAACCTTGGCGGTCAGTGCTGCAACGTCATCAATCAGCGTGCGTTCTGCTGCCAAAGCACGCTGCATTTCTGCGTCTGTGGCTTGCAGTGCTTCGGCCTGGTGGCGAATGATGCGCTGGGCAAGATCAAATTGTGTTTGCAGGCGGCTATAGCGCGACTCGTGCAGGTCGTCGCGTAGCGGGGTTGTGTTTGGTGGCTTGTTCATCGTATGATCTCGATTGTGAGTCGTTGTTGCTTCCGACCGCACTTGTTGATTTAGTTTTGGCAGCGAACCAAAACGCGGAAGGCCCAGATCAGGAAACTGACTGGGCCTTTTTGTTGCCGAACACTTCTGGGCTTAACGCTTCTTTAGAAATGCCGGTTTGTTCTGCAACGATTTGGACGTACTTGGCAGGAATTCGCCCTTGTGCTGCCCACGATTGAACCGCTTGGTATGTGATAACGTCCCCAAGGATTCGCGCGGTGGCAGAAAAGCCGCCCATCAAGCTGATGGCAGCCTTTACAAGTTCCCTTTGTGCGTCTTGTCGATTTACAGTCATTTCTGTCTCCCCCTGTACAAGATTAACTTTAAACCCTACAAGAAACTCTTGCAATGACTTTTTAACGAACTGTGTTATATTTTTCACAAGATTTTCTTGTGGTGATGCTCATGGGCACTTCAGTAATGAGCGCAAGGATTGCGGAAAGACGGGAAGCAAAGGGACTTACACAGACCGATTTAGCTAGGTTGATGGACGTATCCCCCCAGTCTGTTCAGCAATTTTTTGGCATCTGGTCATAAGATCAAGGACATACTGTATCGACACGGAATTGAAACCAGACCGATTCTCAGGGATAAAGACGCAAGACTTATAGGCTCTTTAGATTAGCTGCTAATTTCTTAGCATCATTGTTTTTTCTAACCCGCTACGGCGGGTTTTTTATTGCCTGCGTTTTGCCACCCATCAAAAAAACAAGAGAATCTTTTAAGTTTTTACTTGTATACAAGAATTGCTTGTAGTAAATTAGATTTATCAACAACGACCCCTCGCAAGGTCAACCGGAGCCACACCATGAACATGAAAGTCACCCCATCCCCTCGCATTGATCGCGTCACCGCCAACCATGGCGTGTGTGTCGTGCAACTCGAATCAAACCGCGACGCCGAAACCTGCACCACCTTCACCATCGAATTTGACACCAGTTATGACGTTGATGGCATCAGCCCATCAATGGCAAACACCTGCACCCAAACCGTTCTCTGTGAGAACACTGGCGACGTGATCACAGAGGACGTTGTGCCTACCCCTGATTGGGTGCATGTGTACGTCGCCTGTGACGTACAGACGATCATTGAGCGTGAAGCCACCGAAGCATTTCTAGATAGCTGCTACTAACAACAAAGCCCCCGCAAGGGGGCAACTGGAGAATGAAATGGCTATTAAAAAACTGATCGAGACCGAAGTATCTAAGGCGGAAACCGGTGCATGTGACAGCTACGCACGCGGCTTGGTTGATGCCGCCCATGCGTGTGGTGGCATCACAGATGCGGAATACCGCGTCTACAACAATCGGCTGATTGATGCGTCCATTGCGACCTGTACCCGTCTATTGGCTCAACTGGAGCGTGCAGCATGAGCCGCACAACGAAAGAAATGCTTGATTTGGCACGAATTTATTGCGCCGTCAACAACTACGAATATTTGTCTTTGCCACGGCGCTCGAGTGCCACACGCGAGATTTACGACGCGTGTGGCAGCGTGCGCTTGGCTAAGCGTGACACCAGCTTCGGCGGTCGTAGAAATACCGACGAATGGATCATCGAAAACCTGAACGGCGTTCAGGTTGGCGAGTTTGTAACCCACTGTCGACGGGATCATGACCCCGTCAAGTGGGTAAAGATTGCGGATGATCTTTGGAGTGCGAAATGAAAGATTTGGCATACGACATCGTGGTTGCTGCGTTTGGCATTGCCCTTGGCTACTTTGTCCTGACCCCGTGGGTGTTCGCATGACCGCCGCCCATACCAGCGCATGGCATAGCGCCCGCAAAAATGGCATCGGAGCATCCGAAGTGGCGGCCTTGTTTGGCTTTGCCCGCTTCGGCAAAACCGCTGCAACCGTCTGGGCAAGTAAGCAACCAAGTTACCAGCCACAGCCATACGAAGAACATCAATTGATGGGCTTTTGGCTTGAGCCCGCCCTGCTGAAATTGTTTACACACCGCACCGGAATTGGTTGCACCGGCAACGCGACAAGCCGCCAGCACTCGATAGCACCGTGGTTGTTCGCAACACCGGATGGCTACACCGACACCGGTGCGCCTATCGACTGCAAGACCGCCAACAATTATCAGGAGTGGGGCGACGACGGCACGGACGACATCCCGACCGACTACCTGATTCAGATGCAAACCCAAATCGCCTGCGCGGGCGCGTCTGAAGGCTGGCTTGTGGTGTTTTTGAGCTTGCTCGATAAGCGCATTTATCGCATACCCGCCAACGCCACCATGCAAGCCGAGATCATCACCGTGAGCGGCAAGCAATGGGCAGATTGGCAAGCTGGTAAAGCGCCCGCCCCAGTCTGTCCAAATGATTGCCGCTTGCTTTGGCCAATGCTGACAGAGCAAACGCTCAACATTGACAGCACCGCAGAAGACGCAACGACACAAACGCTGCTCGATGCGGTCTATCAAATCGACGCACTCGAAGATGACACCCGCGCACTCAAGGGCCAGCGCGACGGAATCAGCGCCGAAATCAAAACCATCACCGCCAAGCTCGACGCGCTCAAGGCTGCCATCGGCACATACATGGGCGGCTCAAAGCTCCTGCTGATCGACGGCCTGCAAGCCTATCGCCGGATGCAACGCAAAGGGATGGACACCCCAACAATCCAACGCGTCCGCAGCAAAGACGCCTACAACTCACAAGGATAAGACCATGAGCGATCAAGAAAACGCAGTTCAACTGCTGCAAAACCCGAACGTGTTAAACGCCCTTGAAGTCGTGACCGGTAGCGCGGGCCTTGCCAAGCGTCTTGCACGTCTGGCGATCACTGTATGCCGTAAAGACCAAAAACTGAATGAAGCCAACCCAAATGCGGTCTGTGCGTGCGTCATGGTGGCCGGTCAATTGGGCCTAGAAATTGGTTCTGAAATCGGCCATGCCTACATGTTCGTGGACAAAAACGGCCCTGTCTTGCGTGTGGGCTACAAAGGCTACATCGCAATGGCCCTGCGCAATCCGTCCATTAGTCATATCGACGTGCAGGCTGTGTACGAGGGTGACGATTTTGAGGTGGTGTTGGGTAGCACCCCAAAGATCATCCATCGCCCAAACATGACCGCGCCCAAGGTCGATGCAAAGCTGACCCACACCTATGCCGTCGTGCATTTTAAAGACTGCGAGCCAATGGTCGAATGGATGACCCGCGCCGAAATCGAAAAAGCTAAAGCCGTCTCCAAGTCTGACGCTGTATGGACTAAATGGTATGGCGAACAAGCCCGTAAAACCGTCATCCGCCGCATGTGCAAGCGTCTGCAATTTAGTGACCAACTGGGTCTAGCCAACATTGCCGACGAATCCCAAATCGATAACGACACGCTACGCACCATCGTGGGCGAATCCGTTGCCGCCGCTGTTGGCAATCTGCCAGAGCGTGCGCTAGGCAACACCAAAACCGATGACGTGCTGGCGCGTATGCAAGCCGTCAACCAACCCGAGCCGGTCGATATCAACCGCTGACAGCAATGTTCTGGGGGCATCGAAGCGCACCCGCATATCGGTGGTGCAGGTGGTATGCCCAAGCCGATTTTGATCAAGCACAAGTCCCATGCTGGCGAAAGGGACACCCTATTCTGACCCTCTGAGGTGTAAAAAAAATGGCACTCGCAATCAAACAAACCCGCGTCGTTGAAGTACCCGTAACAACCCTGCGTGCGTGCATGGACATGGCGTGCATCGCCACAATCTTGGATGCCGAGGGCGTGGTGGTCGGTCAGTCGTCAACTCCAGCATGGATGCCCCAAGTGCTGCAAATTGATCTGGAATCTGGCCGTATCGTCAACTGGCGTGCGCCTAGCTGTGAGCAGTTGCAAGCAATGGCATACAGTCAAGAGGTCATCCCAACAATGCCAGCCGACCTTGCGGCCATTGCCCGTGTTCAACGGGAGGATGCTGAATGGGCAGATACAGCGATGGATATAGATGATTGGCTTAATGCGCCAGAGCCAAAGCGTCGCTGTCCAATTTCAGGGCAACTGATCCCTTTCGAATGCGCCTCAATCGAGGTCATGCCCGAATCTGCTGCCGAAACCATCGAGCCAGAACATGCAGCACCAGCCAAGCATTCGCCCGTCAGCGGCTTTGGTCCCGCACAACCACGCTACCGCAACCCCGCAACCGGTGAGACATGGACGGGACGCGGCAAGCAACCCATGTGGGTGCAAGAAGCGATTGTGACCGGCGCAAAACTTGAAGACTTTTTGATTGATGCGCATATGCCAGCGGCTGAACTGGCCTAAACCCACGCCCACCCCGCGCTTTCGGGTGCGGGACCAACTCAAAGGAACGGACATGAACACACAAGAACGCGCATTAGAGAAGGCCAAGAGTAAGGTTGAAGAACTGATGTGGGCCACGCCCGAAGGGCTGACAATCAGCGAAATCACTGGCGACCTGCGCATTAGTGTTGCACTGGCAAAGACTGCGCTTAAAGCCATTGGCGCAGTGTACGAAGGTGGCGTGTGGGTGTTGCACGATGATGATGTTGCGCCTGTTGCTGTTGCACCTGCCATCGGTAATGCCGACACCAGCCCTGCGCCCGTCGCACAACCGGTCGCAAAAAGTGAAACGGGGATTCCTGTTTCGGAAGAAAAACAAGCGGTTGAGCCTGAATCTAAAACAGTAAAGGTTGTCCGTGCCGAACCAGACTGGGCAAATGCGCCAGAGGGTGCCACCCATTACCATCAAGGCGAATTTATCCGCTGGACTGGCAAAAAAGACAGCTACGGTTTTTTTGCGCTAGACGCATACGATCCAGAGGGCTGGACGGAGACGGCCTATAGCTGGACTGGCACGCTAGATTCATTTTTGGCAAATGATGCCATCCCCCGCCCTAAGACATGCCAAGACACCTGCACCGCGCATATCTGTAGCGTAGACGATGCGTGTTTTATTGCGAGTCGTGATGCAGCCGAACCAATCAAATCAGACTACGCCATTGCGATGGACATCGAGCGCGAGCAAGTGCTGACCGTCATCAAGACCGGCGCGACGCTATCACGCATTGCCGAAATCACGGGGCTGCACATTGATGATGCACAACATCACGTCGATGTGCTGATTGATCTGGGCAAGGTGGTGGCGCGTCCTGTGGTGGTGGTGACTGCGTATGAGGTGGTGGCATGAGCAAATACAGCGACTTTAAAGAGTGGCACGATGCGTTTGAGGCTGACATATCAGATGTGTCTGTTGTTCAGGCCGTCAAGCAGCTTGGCTTGGATAGCGAGGGCGAAATTCGCAGCGAGGTTGAAAGCGGAAAGATTGATATTGAGGATGTGCTCAGCGCAGTTACGTCCATTCTGTACGCCGACCACGTCACAGCCAAGATGCAAGCCGAGATTGACGCACTCAGGGCTGCTCAGACGTGGCAGCCGATTGATGAAAGCGGAGATTGTTATGCCAAGAAAAATTGACGTAATAGGCCAACGTTTTGGTCGGCTGCTTGTTACAAAAGACGCTGAAAGCCTAAAAGGACGCAGAAGAGTTGCTTGCGATTGTGACTGCGGCACATCAGTGATTTGTGACCCTAGAGGCTTAACTAGTGGTCACACAAAAAGTTGCGGATGCCTTCAGCGCGAAGTAGTTGCCAATAACTGCCGATTAAGATCGAAACACGGCTTAACAAATAGTAGCGAGTATCGGTCTTGGGTGCACATGAAAAGCAGATGCACCAATCCTCGCAACAAGAAATTCAAGGATTATGGCGGGAGAGGAATAATGGTTTGTGACAAATGGCTGAATGATTTTTCTCAATTTATTGCTGACATGGGTAATAAGCCCAGTCCAAATTCATCTATTGATCGAATTGATGTTAATGGAAATTATGAGCCAAGCAATTGCAGATGGGCTACATCTTTGGTGCAAGCAAGAAATAAGCGAAGTCATCGTCTAGTTGATTTCAATGGACAGAAAATTCCGCTTTCTCAAGCTTGTGAATTAACCGGAATCAACTACAGATCAGCCTTGTGCAGGATCAATGCTGGTAAACACTGGATGCCCCTACCACCTGCACCGGAGACCGCCAAATGAGCCTAATCAGTATCGAAGACCACAATCAAGTTGTGGCAAAACTACAAGCCAATATTGATGCGATCCAGTCAGAACGTGATGAACTGTTGCTGCACTTAGAGTGCTCAATTGAAGCGTATGACAACGCGATAATTTTAGAAAGTGGCGGGATGGAAGATTCAATCCGCGATGCTCGCGCATACATCACTATTGTGGGCATGAACGATGAAGATTAAAACCGCAGAACTGACCGGCAAGCCGCTCGATTGGGCGTTGGCGCAGGCGTGTGGTCATGTTGTGGATATTAGTTATGGCGGCGGCGTGTGTATACAGGGATTGATGGGTTGGCAGAATTTTGAAGGCCACACCGACCCTGCAACGTGCATGAACTGCTTTGGTTTTGAGTCTGGGCAGGTCTCGGAGTTATTTGCAGATTCTGATTTGTGTTGTTATGTCGCGCGAGGCTACAGCGCAATTTACACACTTGAGATGGTGCATGGTAGTGGCGACACACCCGAACAAGCCGTCGCCCGCTGTGTCGTAGCAATGCGGCTTGGGGATGAGGTGGATGTGCCGGATGAGTTGTGTGGGGTGTCGGTATGAGCCATTACAAAATCTTGCTCACAGCAGACCGCAAACAGCGCGCAGCTGCACTTGAGCTAATGAAAGTCAAGTCTGGCTGGCCTGTTGGTCGCGAGCCAAAACTTGCGGACATAGTTGTTGAAGATGGCGAAGGGTTATACCTGGTTGGATCGGATTGCGGTTTTGGATTGTCAAAAGATACCGATCCAGACTTGGCGCAACACAAGGATATTTCCGGTGAAGTGAAAATCGCTCCTTGTTTGCTGGCTGCGCCAAGCGGCGCGACACACTACGCGCCGTCCGAAGGCGTTTTTTATCCATGCTTTTACAAAGATGATTTTTCGATGGTGTGGGTGTGTGATGGCGAATCGGAGCAATGGCATCCGAATCATAAAGGCTTGGTAAAAGGGCGCACCGTGGTCGCGTTTGATATGTTCAAGGATGGTGAGTGATGGGCGTACCCGTTTTAATCGACAGTGACCAACTCAATGCACTCAACAGCAAACTAGACCGCGTGCTGGCAGAGCTGGATGCGATGCGTAGGCCGACAAGTAAGGCGATCATACCGCAACTTCAAAGTGCATCCAATCATAATCCCGCTCACGACCCAAGCTGATAAAACCATGTTGGTAAAAAATATCAATCATCGGCTTGTACTCAGGTCGTGCAAACCGTGCCGTCTTGTGCGTCTCTTTGAGCATGTTGCGTGCGGGATCTAAATCAATCGCCAGCCCCCAACTGTGGCGTGACCACTCACTTCCACCGCGCATCTTGCGATATGCAAAGCCACCGCCGAACAGGTCAATGCCAAGCCGTTGTAGCTCAGGCAGGCCATAGTGCGTCAGCAATGCAGCAAACACAGCTTTAAACCGGTCAGCAGCCAAGCGATGCACGCGCATGGTCTTGACCGTGGTCTTTGTATCCCATGCGAGCCGCATGGGGTACGGCAATTGGATCGTGATCAGATACGACCCTTCGGGGTCTGGTCGTCCGTAGTTTGCGACGATCTGTGCTGTGGTGAGCTGGGTCATGATTGCAGATCATCCCGCAGTTTTTTGAGATCCCGAGCCACTTCGTCAATCCCTTTGCCGTCGTTTTGGGTGATGTAGTTAAATGCGACGCGGACGATAAACCAGCCCGGCAAACCACACACAAACACCACACCACCAATGGCCATCAAGCCGATGTAGCTCTCGATTTGATCTGTGGAGTTAATCCAGTCAATCAGACCAAAGCGCATGACCACCGCAGCGCCGCCGGTCAGGCTGGACACAACGGTGCTGATTAGCCCCACAGCCCACTCACGAGGACTGCGCGGCATCCGGCTCATAAACACAACAGCGATCACAAGCAAGATACACACTACTGTCATGCCGCTTAACCCCCACACGGCTAGAGCCGTGACCCCACTCGTTCCGCTCACGCTTTTCATGGCAGCGCCTGCCCCACCTGATTCGATCATGTCATGCCCCGCAATTAACGTAATTTAATGGATGCAAATCCATATCCGGCGGTCACTGTCACAAGTAGACCATCATCGACAACAGTCGGCGTTTTTAGACTAAACGACGCACTAGCATCAATAACAGTTGCTGATTTGCCTTGCATCCACGACGGCAGCGGCAGGGTCAATGCGGTGACAGACTCATGTATATCAAACACAACAATAATATCGTCGCCATCGTAGTACCACGTATAAACCGTGGCGTTTGGCAGCGCATCAAAATTATAAAAGCAGCGATATGCAACTGTTGTTATTACATCACCAACAGCCGTCATATTTGATGTAAAACCAGAGTTAGTGACGAGCTTTGGATACATTTTGCGCGTACTGGCGTTTAAAAATCCGGCATCGCTAGCAACACCTAATTTACGCACCGCTGGCACGCTATTACCACGCTGTAAACCAAAACCCATCACAAACCCGTGGTTTTTTACGCCCGATGTTTTGATGATTTGCGCATACTTGTCAGGCGGATTATTTGCGTCTGACCACGTTGCTGTTGTAAACGTGAGCGTTTCAACTTGCGACGTGATGTCTTCAGTTGCTGATAGATTCCATGTTTTCAGACTTCCGATAATCGGGTTTAACCTTGGCACATACTGAAAAATAGATTTACCCGCGTAACTCAAGGGTAGCGCCTGAATACCCCCTAAATAATTCATCCGCAGCGCCGCTTTACACTGATATGACTGATTAACTGTCAATGATCCGTTGCTTGCATAGCGATATGTCAAAACGACGCGCATGTCACTGCTGATGCTTGGGTCAGTAAACGACGGCTGTGTCACGCTACCGACCTGTGACTGCACGTAAGCAATTGTCGACACGGGGTTACAGATGTCGTATGAGTTTACGATGTCAACAAATTCAGCGTAATAAATACCTGCCGCCGAGACTGTTGTAATGCCATCCAACTTAATTAAACGGGTGTGATTGCGAATGGCTGGGTACAACTGAGTTCCTACAGTATCCGCGCTCGGTGTAAATCCTGCCGTGTTTGTTGCCCCCGCAGCATGCGTAAAGGCCAAGCCCGTTTGGGACGTGGCAACAAATGACCAGTACGTTGTACCGACGTTCTGACTGACCAGCCAAAGCGTATTCGCATCAACAATACGCATCAAAGTAAAAGTATTAGCGCCCTGCGTCCAACGGCTACCCACGTCAACAGTTGTTTTACCATGTCCAGTAACTGTGACTTGATGCAAAATTGCAGGGCCGTGGTTAGCGCCAATATATGTAAAATTATACTGACACGGTGCAGCGTCATCGACCTGACTGACGATTAACGTGCCGGATGGATAAGCGGTAATTGTATTTGACGCTGCGGTTGATGCGGGGATTGTGCGCACGTCATAAGGGTTTACTACGTTATTATTAAACGCGGTCGATGTGCCATAACTCACGCGCTGCACTAGATCAAGCGTCGCATTCCATTTGGTACGGATATACGCATATGTGCCGTCAATCATGACCATCGTTGATTTTGCACGCTCAATTAATGCAGGCGGTGCACCTTCAGATTTTGTGGCATATAGCGCATCAGCAATTGATTTTCTTAAATACTCATATGGCAAACGATCCTCTTTTAACAGTTTATTACCTGCCAAGGTGTACGGCTCGTATGCGGTTTTGACGCTACCCAATTCAAGTTGCATTGAGTTGACGGCGTCATTAAATTGAGTGCTTGTGTGCGCTGCAAGCGTATTATTTACAGCGATTTTAGCGACGGCACTGCCCACTGGAATTGTAAACATGACTGTGTGATTGCTGTCAGACCAGACAACGCCCGTGGGCGGCAAAGCGGGCACGGGGTTTGTGCTGAGCGGGATATGATTGCCCAAAAATACGTTGTTTGCATCATAGCAACGCAAGACGGGATCAAGCGCCACTTGAGCGGTTGGTAACCATAGCGTGTATGTTTCGCCCGCCACGACATTTTGCCGCCCGAATGTAATCCCGTTGGCAAACGCTTGGTCAATGCCGTTGTTATAAGGGTTGTAGTAACCATCCAATGCAAGCGCTGGATCAAATTTGTTTTTACCGGCAACGGTTGTAAACGCAGCATCAAGCGCAACGAGTTTAGATACCGGATCATACAGCGACTTGATCCACGCACTGCCGCTGTACGTGTACATGCCATTGTTTGCGGACGTGCTGTCATTGCTCACATATGCCAGCGTATTGGCAGCCGGTGCGGGCGATGCGGTCAAATTGGCGAGTGTGAGATATGACTTTGCACCTGCGGTCGCGCCATAAATAGCAGCATCTTGCGCGGCATTAACAGCATTGATGTCATCAATCATTTCATGCAGTACCGTATCGGCAGCTTCACGACCCAATCGCTCATCAATCAGACTAAGTGGGTAGTCTGGGTCTAAGCCCGCAATACCTGCGATGGCTTGTCTTAATGATGCTTCCGCAATTAAACGCGCCTGCTCGTTGGCAGGTACATCAATGAGTAATTGCTGTAAATCTGACAGCAGTTCAGCGGCATTCGATCCTAACCCGACTGTTAATGCTCGACCGGTTTTGGATGCAATGTCCTGCACTGCACGCCACAGACGATCAAAATCCAAGTCAATCACTTGGGGGCGCAACTGATTCGAGTACGCGCTATAGCTGGTATCACGCATTAGGTTTGTGGCACGGATGATCCACACCTGCGCACCAACTGCGGGCGGCGTGGCAAACGTGACAGCGCCAGCGGCATACGTCCAGCCGGTCACATTTGCGCCATTAATTTGGACAATCAACTGACTGGCCGACTCAACAGTAAACGTTGTTGCAAAGACAGTGGTTGTGCTTGTGCCTGTATAGGCAATGACTGGGTTTTCGGCTGCGACGGTCATCCGGCTTACTCCGTAAAATCAAGACCGGCTTCGTAGGTGCCGGATGGGGTACGCCAAGTATCGTTGTGCAAGGCATCCTGTTTTTTGAGCAATTTTCCGACGCGACAAGGACCATCGTTAATTGCACCGGCCAAACTGTCACAATAGTCGTCCGGCTGGTTTTGTGTAGCAGGGTTAAACTGGCGCATCTCAACCACGGCAGCAGCGTCGCGCACGTTGCCCGATTCGTCGGTCTGCTCAAGTACGGACATGTGCGCCCACAGCAATCCGGATGTCAGCGGCCCTTCGATGGCGGACAAAATGCGTTTGTTTTTTTGTTGTGTGGCGTGATGCTCGACGACACCACAGCGGATGCGCCGCGCCTTAAACACGGCTTTTAGGTATGCGGGGATGTGGGTGCCGACCCCATTGGTCTCAACCGTGACGCGGCCTAACATAAACTGCTCGACCAGATCGGCGACGTGCCAGACCTGACCACCAATCGGCTTGCCGCTATCGTCAAACTCAGCCACTTGGCCAGTCAGACCAACCGCACGATGCCAATACAGGCGGCCTTGCCCATCCTGTAGCAACATGGCAAGGCTAGACACATCAGACCCCGTCTTGCCGCTCGATGGATCCCAACGCAGCGCCGCAGACACAATCTGGACATTGCCCAGCCACATAGACAGTTCGCCGTTGGCACGTCGCATGACAGGCTCACAGTCATATGCAACCAAGCGGTCAGGGTTTAGGCGCACCTCGCCAATCGGCTTGGCGTGTAGTTGATACTGGCTATCCCATTCGTTGAGCGTGTTGCACTCTTTGCGACGGCTTGCCATTTCAGACGGACTAAACCGGTCAGGCCACAGCGCACGGGCATAGCAGTCAAGCAAATGATGCTGCTCTTTTGATGTAACCAACCACCCTTGCTCTGTCTGTTTGACGGCGTAGTCCGCGCCATCAACCAGCAGCCGCGCCGACCGACCAATGCCCACAAAGACGTATTCAGGTCTAAAGCTCAGCAACATTGGCCGATGCGTTGATTCATCCTCAAACCGCGCTTCATCTTCAAACATGCGCAAAATCAAGCAATCCGCCCCTTTGTCTTTGACAGCGGTATACAGCGAGTCATGGGTATGTGGCGTGCCGATATACAGCTTGGTGGCGTTTGGTACAGCAACGTGCACCTGCTCGCTCAGGCGATAGCGCAGCTTCTCGCGTGCTTCGGCAGTGCCAATATTGCGTGGTACTTCAACATCATCGTTTTGCACCTCGTCGGCGCGTGATGATGTGATGTTAGATAGGATGCCAGCGGCCTGCATCGACGGGTTGCGCTCGTCCTTGGCATCGGGCGTCCACCAAAAGTCCACGTCGCCCCGACCATCGCCCAAGCCTTGCGTGAGCGGGTGACGACGCAAGACTGCACGGGTGTCGCGTGAGCATTTACGCGCCGTTGCGTCCGTGTCGCCTTGGTGCAAAATCCGGTATTGATGGTCGCGGTAGTACCGCCACGCGTTGTAGACACCCAAGATCGTTGACTTGGCATGGCCGCGCGGCATCATCAGCAGCTTGGTGCGGCTTGGGCGTTCCAAAAACTCACACACAAGAATATGGAAATCAGGCGGAGTCCAGCCCTGAAGCTCTGCCCAGATCAAGAAAAAGACCGGAAACGAAACCTTGGTCATTAAGACTTACGGCTGGTGTACTCCATGAATTTGCGCTGCGCTCGCTCTACCACTGCTTCGGCGTTCTTGACCTCTTTGTCAGGGTCGTCAATCCCTTTGCCTTGCCCGCGCATCTGTAGCAGGCGCTCGACCGCACACGCTAACTTCATGCCTTCGTTAGCAGCCTTGGTGAGCCATACGCGATTCCCGCGCCCTTCCTTCGATGATATGTCGCACTCTGTATCGGCAGCATCAATCGCTTCAATGGCGTGATCAATCGCCACTTCCTGCATCCGCTTGAGTTCGTCTAGCTGATCATCACGCATAAAAAAGCCCTCGGTGTCATGGCAAGCATGGCACTGAGGGCATCCCGTTTTTTGGGTGTTAATTACAGCGCTTTGAAAAATCCTCAGCCTGTGCCTCGGTCTCTATAGAAAATAAGTCCAGAAGGATATTTGGTGGTTTTTCTTCGATCAGCGCAAACTCATATTTATCAAAAGAGATTGATCCATTAACAAAATCACCAGCCATTACTCTTAAAAATACCTCTTTGGTTAGATCAGCCATAATTATGGCTTTTTTGTTTGGATCAGCAGCGCGCCTCAAATAGGCTATATCAATTACAGTTCTATTTTTACCATTATATAAATACAAAGATGTTTGCCCTGTCTTTGATTCTTTGCCAAACTCAGAATCATTTAGCCTAGCGGAAAGGTGTCCTTCTATTTTTCCAGACCCAAATGCAAATAATCTAGAAATAGACAAGCTCCCTGTGGGCGAGTCTACCGAAAACACATAAGTACCCTTAACCTTTTGGATGGAAGAAAAGCAAGACCACTCAGATGCACTACAAGCGAAAGAAGTCATCAGCGAAAGAAGTGCAAAAAGTCTCATTGTTCAGCGCCCTTAGCTAATTGTGGCAGTCGATCCGGCATGTTCTCGCCAAGATCCCAGTAGTGTTCTTGTCCATACTCTTTGTACGCACGATCACGCGCACGGTCAAGATACCCTTCCGATGCCGCTTCTTGCAAATCATGCAAAATCATGTGATCAAAAACAGGTCTTGTCCACAATAGGGTATGGAGCGGATTGTAGCTATTACTGATGTTTAGGCCGTTGGATGCGGCTTTTTTGCCAATATCCTCCCACTCCTTGTCCTCATCAAATGCGCCAATAGCTATGTCCTTGACCATTCGCACGGTTTTATCAGCGGTTGATACTGTTGGGCCAGCAAAAGACGCGTAAAAACTTGGATTGGTTAGGCTTGGGGTGGACAGCATGAAGTCGCCGTAAATACTCAGACTGCCACCTTTGAGCAGTGATTGCACAACAACCATCGGCTGCGTTGGATCTTGGATGTCTTTGCCGTCGCGCAAGCCTGCCATTTGTGCGGCGATGTAACCAAGCACCGTAGATGACGCAATAATCCCAGCCCTGTATTTCCACATACCCATTTTGTTGTCATAGGATTGCGCCCTTTGCATAATATGCCGATTCCAAAAAGAAATTGGGAATGATTTAAACTGTAGGCATGATCGAATCAAAATGCCCTTCCATGTCCCGCGCATTCCGATGTCCATCGTGGTGGCATCACGGGTTGATGGTTCTAGCACGGCGGTATGTGTCTCGTCTGTGATAAACCCTAGTAGCCGCTGCGCTGCCTTGTCTCGTGCCGTCTTAATTGCCTTCGGGCTGTTTGATCCAATTACTGCTGCGATATCTGCATCTGGAATGCTTCGCACGCTATTAACAGTCAGCATTGTATCGGCTTTGAATCCAGTCATATGCGTCCAGTCCTCCTGCTTGGCCAATCGCAGAATTGCATAGTCTGCTTCAGTGATGCCGGCCCCTTTCATTATCCGAGCATCTCCTGCATCCATTGCCGCAAGTGTGGCGTTGCGCATAACTACATCGCCTACTGCGCTGGTCATAAAGCCGCCATATGCGCGTCGACGAGCTTCGGTAGCTTTTGGCATTGCGCCCGCTCTGATGACAAAATTTGAAACCTTATCTACAGCTGCAACACCATAGCCATCAGAGCCGAAACGGCTAACATCATTCAGAAAGATTTGCAGGCCGATTGATGCGTGATTGAACGCAGCTTTTTCTTCAAGATTAAAATTGGTGAGATGATTCCATTTTGATAAGTCGGTATTCCAAAAACCCAAACCGCGTGAATATGCGGTCATGCGCATCATGCCATGATCGGTGATCGACGAAACATAAGAACTGCCCAACAAGATGCGGTTGGCGCTCATAACAGTATTGCCGATCAATGCAATACTAGGGTCTTCAATCGTGTTCAACCCAGCAATTGCGCGATAATCTGCCTCCACTTTTCCTGTGGCGCGCCCTTCTTTTGTTGGTTTGATATTGCCGGCACGTACATCTAGATCACTGGCATATTGCAGCAGCTTTTGAAATGCATAATCCGGATTGGGACCAAAGGTCTCCATCAATGCAATCTGACTAGCCATGTGCCGAACATGAGACATCATGGTTGCATACGCACCACCGGCTTCTCCAAACTCATCCTGATAAGCCTTCCAAGATTCGGCATCTTTGAAGTGTAACATCCGGCTTTCACTGCCTTGATTTGATTTACTGCCCCCACCTGATCGCACCGCTTCTCCTCGCTCAAACGCTTTAATGCGTGCGGCCGCACCATCAAAAACGATCGACTCCCAAGCATGGGATAAAAAAGCACGCAGCTCATCTTCAGATAGCCTTTCACCACGCTCATTTAGGTATGCATCACGGTCAATGCGCCCTATTGTGCTATCAACCCAAGCATCTTGAGTTTTCTCAGACACTCGCAAGCGGTCATGAGTTTGGGCCATGACCCACTTTTCCAGCTTTCCAATAGTTGCACCAGCGGCGTTAGCTCGATCTCTCAGAAAATCAGTTGCCTTGACCCATGATTGTGCCGCTGCTCGCGCTTCTGCGTTGCCAGTATTCTCGCCAAATAATTCACGAACCATTATTTGCACGACGCTATCATGTCCGATCATTCCGCCCCACTTTGCATGGGTGGCCTCAAAAAACGGCATCAACATTCCGCCAACCTCGCTGACAATTGCTTTTACTTGCGAATCGACAGCCTGCACATCTGAGCGCATATCCGCGCTATACGAGACTTGATAGCGCAGAGATTCTACGTGCCCATTCGTTGCCGCCTTGATGCGTGCAAAATTGCGGCTATCTGCCTCAGCCTGCAATAACACCCGCCGCAGCTTGACGCTATTGTCTGCCATGAACTGAGCGCTGGCGCGTTTTGCGGCTTCCAACAGGCGATCGCGAGAACCCATAGCCATTACAGATGGGTCGCTGCCAAGGCGTGTTCTTTCGACCTGCATCCTGCTTTCAATGTCTTTAATTTCAGCGGGCTTCAAAGACCTGCCCACCGTTGATTCCATCGCCTGTACACACTGTTGACGCATAATCAAACCCCCAATCGTAATACGCAGGCAGCAGCAGCCTCAAAAGCAGTGCTTAGTTTTTCGGCATCAACAGCCTCTTTCTCAAGCCTTGATATGGCTTCGGATACCGGCATCATCTCGCCATCAATATCCACCATATAATCAGGCGGCAAACCCTGTTCTAGTTGACGCAGCGCAGCTATGTCCGAAACACCTGTAGTTCGCTCGGACATGTTATTGCTTGTTGGTGTGCTACCTGCGCTATCTGCACCTGTGGCCGGTTGTGCGTCAGGCGTGGGCTGTGGTTGATTGGTGCGGGTATTGGGCGTAGGTGCGTCAGGCTTAGGTGTGCCGCTCCATGTGCCATCCGATTGACGTGCGCCAATGATTTCGGCTGTACCATCAGCATTACGACGCAAATTGTATTCAGGCAGCGTCTCGGCTGATCGGATTACAGCCGGATCACGCAACACAACAGGCCGTCCCTGATCAATCGCTTGGGCTGCAAGGTCAACGGCGGCTCTAGGTTCGGCATTTGGCGTAGCAGCTAACGGCGCATCTGTTGGTGTGGCATTGCGTACAGGTGCGGCTTGGTCAACGGGCTGTGGGCGTGCGGGCTGACCATCTGGCGAAAAACTAATGGTCGGTGATTGCTCGGTTAATACCACGCGGCCATTGTCAGCAATCGGCTGTGACGGCGCATCGGTGGGCATTGGGTTTGGTCGTGGCGCTGCATCGCTTGTCACCTGCGCTTCAATGGCGGCGGTCACATCAGCACGGGCGGCAGGCGGTGCGGTGTCCATCGGCGCAGCAGGCTCACTGCGTGCGGGTGTCGCATCGCCAAAAAGCTCATCAAGAAAGACCATTGATGGGTCTTGTATCGTGGTCACGTCAGGCGGTGCGGCATCAACAACCGGCGTGCCGTCAACGGATCGCGCATCACCCGCCTTGCCATATTTTGTGGCCAGTGCATCGGTTTTGGCTTGCCATTTGGCGATGGCTTCCCCGACCGTCAGACCCTTCATTCCGTTGTTGTTGACCGTATCACGAGCAAACTTTTCACGCGCCGCCTTGGTCTTGCCGTTGGCATAGCCAAGCACCACGTCATATAGCCGCGCATTGGGGTCGGCACGCAACACGACACCCGCGCCACCTGATCCCAACAGATGCCCCATGTATTGCTCGTGGGTTGCGGGTTCACGGCCTAGTTTTGCACGCAGGGTTTTAGACACCTCCTGCATGTGCAGCAAGCCCACGCGGATTTGCTCACTCACGCTTGAGCGGTCGCCACCACCGAGCCGCGTCCACGAATCATTGATGACCTGAAACAGGCCATTAGCCGATGATGACGGGTTTTGAGCATCGGCGTTAAAGCGCCCTCCCGTCTCAATATGACTGATGATGACCGCTGTGGTCGGATCAACACCGGTGGCTTCAGCGGCTTGCGCGATGGTTGCAGCATGGCCGGATAGCGTGGGGCGTGTTGGTGGTTGGCTGACATGCAGCGGCTCTCCCGCTGCCATTTGACCGGCAATAATGTCTTGGATCTCGCGTGCATTCTGACGCTCTTGTTCATCTGTCGCTCGACCATTTGGTGTTCTGCTGGCGAGTTCATCAGCACTATGAGTCAAAATAGTATCAACATCAGACGGGGTTAAGCGCGGGGTCGTCATATGTGCGATACCGCCAAATGCCAACCCCATCAGCACGTCAACAGTGCGTCCTGTTGGGTCAAATGGATCAAACTGCTTTGCATACTCAGTTGCACCATCCGCCTTGGCGCGTTGGTTCATTGCTGCCGTGGAGGCAACCCCTAAAGCGGTATTTCCTACTGCACCTGTCGCCATTTTTTGCGCTAAAGTGCCACCTAGAAAAGGCAGCACCGAACCCACCGCAACAGTCGCGCCCATTGTTGCGCCCATGTCAATTGCTGCTCCGACGGATACGCCATTATCAACCGCATCGGTCGTTGTATTCATCTGCTCAGATGCGACCAAAAGTGATGGATTGCCTTTGCCTATAAACAATGGCGCGATCATAGAGGTTAGGCCATTCAGCACCTGCGCTCCATGCCCGCTGGTTAATGTATCGGGCTTCCAGTAATCAATCGCGTTATTAACAACAGGTGCAACATCTTCAAAATATCGACCTGTGAATGAGTCTGCGCTTCCTGAGTCGTTGCCAATCAAGGCGTCGGCTATCACCATTGGTGCTGCGCCTGCTTGCATACTTAGGCGGCCAAGCTTTGCTTGACCAAGCATGATGCCTTTGCCAGCCTCCGCCCAGCCTCTTTCGAACATGGTCGGCTTGGGGGCTGCATTTGGCTTGTCTAGCGGAATGCCTAGATTTGCCATCACCTCTTGATGATCTAGATCAAAATCACTCATTTGGTCATATCCAAAATAACAGGCCGTCCGGTTGAGTCGCTTGCAAGCCGCCCGCCATTATCAACAAAATACTGGCCGTCCTTAGCAAGAATTAGCTTTGTATTTCGGTTCATGGTACGCCCGATCTGTGCCATTTTTTCGGAAACCCTGTCCGTGAAATCAGCATCATTCATGCCAATAGGCATGACCACTTTGTGGTAGGCCGAGACACCGCCAATGACCGCACGTTTAATCTGGCCTGCCAAATCATCACCAATATTAGATGTGCTGTCTACCTTGCCCTGCGCAACCAATCCAGCGTAATACGCTCGAAACACCTGATAGTCGCGCTCACGGTCGTTTGGTCTGCCTTGGTAGAGACGGGGATCCAATTCGCTGTTGAATTTTTTTCGCAATTTTTCTTCTGGCAACTCAAACCCGCGCCCAGAGCCATCTTGTTTTTTGGCATCGCCAGACTTTTCAACAATGCTCGCACCAAGCAATAAGGTTTTTGCCACATCACCCGTCGCGATTTGCTCATCAGGACCGAACATATGCGTCTCACCGGTGGTCATTTTTTTCATGGCCATAATTTGGCCGACACGGGCACGAACTGGCATATCTGGCGCAAGCTGCTGCATGGCGTTCATGTACATGCGCGGATCGCCAATTGACTGCGCTAACATGCTGTAGACACCGGCCTGCATGGTGATATCCCCCGACTGAATCAAACCCTGTAGGCTCGTTAATTCAGTTGGCTTTAATGGCTTTAGTGGCACGTTGCCAGACTGAAATTGACGGCTAATCGCTCCCAGTAGTTGGGCGCGCTCAGCAAATTGCCCTTGGATACGCTGCCTGCCATCCGGCGTATTGAAATCTGCCCACTGAATATCAGGTGTATCAATGCCTGCGTTCTTTTTGGCGAATGCGTATGGATCGGTCTTTAGGTCTTTGGCTTGTGATTCGTAGGCTGCCCGAACTCCATTATAAACCGCAACCTCCTGAGGATTTGCGCCACCACTGCGCATCTTGGCCTCTTGGGCATCTGCCCATTCCATTTGCTTATCAGGCGTAAGTGCTCGTACACGCTGAACCTCAGAAAGTCTGCGCACCCCTTCTGAATAAGCAGTCTCTTGTGGAGTCCCTTTGACAGCCGACCCCCATCGCTCAATATCCTCTGGTTTTGGTGGAAAGCCTGTCTTTTCTTGCTGCTGCATCTCGTCAATAGCTTTGCTAGCCAACGCTTCACGCCTGCCAATCTCTACACTTCTTGCGTTATTAAGCTGCACAATTTTGCCTTGTACTGATGCCCAATAGGTCTCGCGGGTATCAGGCTGCAAGCCGCCAAACTTTTTGGGGTCACGCAGGTCTGCCTGTACCTGCTGCAATGTGGCCACATCATCGCCCGCATTGTTGATTCGGTGCTTGACGATTGCGCCGTCTGACTCAGTGACAAACTTCTGAGCAAGCTGCACTTTTTGATCGGCGGGCAAGGTTGACGCGCTGAGAATGTCACCAAACTTTTGACGCGCACCTTGTACGTCCTTAATGCTCAGTTGCAGCAGGTTGTTAAACGCCGCTCCCACTGTGCCTTTTTGCTTGTCCATGGTGGCAGCACTGGCAGACTCGTTAAACCGCATCTGTTGGCGTGCTGAGTATTGATCCATCTGCGCATTCAGCAAACGCGCATGTTCAGGGTCTTGTACGTTAGCAAGTTGTGTTTTTTTAAACTCACCCCAAGACGCTGTCAGTTGCTGTGATGCGACAGGGGCATCAATCGCCCCCAAGCGCACCTGTTCATTGATCTTTCCGCCGATTTCATCTGCTGCCAATTCGGCGGCGTTCATCTTTTCAAGGCTTTGGACACGCTGCAAGGCGGCCTTATCTTGTGCAACCAGCGCATCTTGTTTGGCCTGCATCCGTGCTGCTTCTTGTGCTGCACTGGCTTGCTCGTTGGCTGCAATCTGGTGCTGTGTGGCGGCTAAGTTTTGCACTGCCTGCGCCACCTGACCCGCACCCGTATCACCGACAGCGCGGGGGTTCTGTTGCTGTGGCAAGGCATTGCCAAAGTTGCCCAACGGGATTTTCATTAGTTCTTCCACCCCGATTGCTTGGTAATATTGGTGGTCGACTTACCTGCGCCACCACCTGCACCCATGGACATAGCCGTCGATGCGCCATTGATAATCGTGGACGTGGCTGCATTACGACCGGCCAATGCCGCGTTTTTACCGTCTGCGGTTAAGCGTCTGGATTGGCTCTGGCCGCCTAGGATCGCCATCCATGCGTCTGATTCGCTGTCTTGTGTGATCTGGTCATTAATGACCGTGGACACACCTTGGTTGACATCCAAGCCATTGGCCGCAAGGGCAGCCATTGCCGACCCTTTGGCCGCCTTTGCCTGCTTGCGGATTTGGTCGGCTTCAAGACGACCATTGGCCGCCGCCGCCGCCGCATCATTTTTGCTTTGTGCTTGCTGCGCGTTGCCTTGTGCAATGGCGTTATATGCCCCAAATGCTGTTGCGCCCAGTGATAGCGCCAATGCAGCTTCAATACCCATAACTAAACCTCCTGCTCAAACAACTGGCCAATCAGCTCAAACCCTAACGCTTGGTACAGCCGTGCTGTCTCTTGTGGCTTGATCCCTGTGGTAATGCCGCATTGCACGCAATCCGCCCCCATCTCTTTAGCCCACACCTTGAAGGCTGTTAGCAAACGGACAGCCAAAATCCCTTGTCTGTGGGTTGGATGCACCATGATTGAGTAATCAAATGCGGTTTTGTGGTGCCCATACCAATCAACCGCAATGCCACCGGCAAACGCACCAACGACAACGCCATGGTGGTCAGCCACAAACACCACGCCAGCCCCATCAATCAACATTTTCAAATGCTCGCCGCACTTGACCGGATCAAAACTGCGCTGTCGAAACCGTGGCGACTCGTCGTGCAAAAATGCGCCCAAACTCACCAACGCAGGCAGGTCATGAACCGTGGCAACTCTGATCATTTTTCGTTTGCTCGCATGTCGAGAATGACGGACAGCAGCCGAAACGGTAGCGGCTGCGTTTGAGTGATCGTGATGTCAAGATCATGCAGCTCATGCCAGCCCAGTAGCTCGACCGTGGCACGGCCAGTGAATGGGACTGGATTGCCAAAGATCATGTCGTCATGGGTCTGTAGTGCCACATCATCGCCATTTAGCGTGATGCCAAGGGTTTTTTTCAGCACTAATGTGATGCGATCAACTTTTGCTAAAGACTGCATTCCGGTTGACGGTGCGTCGCTGGGCTCAGGCGGAAACAAGCGGATACGGCAAGTAAGTGGGAGACCAACCCGCACGGTCTGGCCGTTGGGGACGCCAGCATCAATCGTGATTGAGCTAGTGCTGGCAGCCGTCACGCTATAGACGCGGTTATTGTGGGTCGCCTTGGCCATTGTATTTAAATGCGGGAAATCTGGCTTGGCGACCACATCACCTGTTACCACGCCGACCAGCGTGCCGTCCGTCAGGCATTGCGGATCCATAACTTCAAGCAGCATCTGATCCCCGCGATGCACAAGCAAATACATCACATCATCAAACACAGATATAGCTCGTACGATGCCGCCAAAATCATGCAATGCCCACGCAACAACTTGCTGTTCTCGATTTAGTGTCAGGCTTGCAACCTTGCCATCAACTAGCGCACACCACAGCACACTATCAGGCTCTTGCTGATACGCCATTTGCAGGATGCCGCCGTGCGCAGGGGCGATATGCGCAGCAAACACAGACACTTCATCGGCCACCAATGCGTCAACGTCATACCGGTAGGACATGGCGCGCACGCGCTCCCCTCCGCGCTGCACAAACACCACCTCGCCACCAATGCGGACAGTTTGCACTGCATGAGCGCCATAGGCGCTTTGCTCGCCCACCTGCACAGTAGTGGGCGCCAAGGGCTGATCTGCTGAAGAGATCAAAAACTCGCCCCTGCTGCCCATTGCGACCACACCATTTCGCAATGGGCTAAGGTGGCGTACGCTGCCTGCAAGCTCGTTTGCTGCTACAACCGCAAATGCGTCCGCATCGTTGGTGGTCATCTCAAAATTGCGCTCATCACCAATGCGGCTAAACCACACATGGCTTGGATACCCAACCGTGCTACCGCAAACCAACCGCTGCTTGTAATACGTTACGCATTGCGGATATCCCAGCGATGCTGTCCAGATGGTTTCTTTGAGCGTCCATGATTTCGGCACTGCCAAAACTGCTGATGTGAGCGCCTGCATGACCAGCGCCTTGACCACAGTGAGTGATACAAACTCGGTGACTTTGCATAGACCACCGTTGATCGAGACGTATTTGCCGACATCGCCAGCAGTCCACGCCCCCGGCGATTCCATTGTCAGCGTGATCTGAGTTCCCACATCCTTGCCAGACGGGGTTAGTTCCAACTCCACCGTGGGGGTTATTTCATCAAACGGCGCAACATCCAGCGGGAAGATCTCTAGCACCCATGTTGCATAGTCCTCACTGCGCCGCAGCCAGTAAACCTCACGACCAGCGCCTGCAATCCACATTTTTTCGCGCTGCTGTGCAAATGACAGACTGTAAACGTCCGGCACATCCCACAGTGTGGGGATTGTGGCCATGACCGCACCCGACCACAGGCTAATGATGTCCAGACGGTTGGAGCTAAAGACCAAAATGCTACGCGCATCAAATACACGGATCACGCGTGCGGAAGTGTCGGCCAATGCTGTAAAGATTCGGGTGCCATCGCGACGACGCACACCGCCTTCAACCAACGGCAGCACGTTAAGCAGCTCCCGCGCACCGCTGGCGTATTGCGGGATGTCCGTTCGCGTGATCAACTCGTCTGAGAGTTCGCCTGCGGTAAAGTTGTTTTTTTGGATCGTAAATTTAGCCATTACAGACGCGCCAGCAGCAGTTCAAAATCCTGCCCCACTTGGCGCGACGGCACCTCCTGCCCATTGATCGCCCGTGCCTGTTTGAGCAATGCCCTTAGGGCTGCGTCTTGTGCGTCGGACTCGGCACTTGACCCTGTTAGTGGCTTAGCTAGTTTGGATGCCAGCATGATCGACATGGCTTCGGTCAGCAGGCTGTCCCACGTTGATTCGTTTTGGTTGTCGTACACATAAACCAGATGCAGCACACCCGAGTTGCTCAGGACGTGCCGGTCTTCAAGGCGATAGTCTGTCTCGTTGCAGTCCAACACACGCACAAAATCGGCAGGCAGCGGAAACGCATAGCCCCATCCAAACACAGGCGCGGTGGCCAATGGCGCAATCTCGACGCGCTTTGTCGCACATGACCACGGGTGCATCCGTAGCAAGGCTTGACGCGATGACTCGTAAAAGGTTTTGCATAGACGCGCACGGTCTGACGACTCATCTAGGCTGGTGATTGACTGAGCGCCCAACATCCCAAGCGCGGTATTGCAGATTGTGACGGCTGACATGGTCGCTCCAAATAAAGAGACCCCTTGCCAGCGTATGCCGACAAGGGGTGTTGGGTTAGATCAAAAAGTCGATGGTGACGATCTTTTGCTCGTTAGCACGACCCGAACCGACCGACATTTGCGCACCCAACTGCATCAGGTTTTGCATATCGGGGCGTTTGTCAATGCTGAAATCCCAGTTGATACCACGGCCAAAATGCACCGCGTCTTTGGTCATGGCGACGGTTTTGCGCTCCGTCGCACCGCCCGCACCGTTGTCTAGCAACTCGTACGGAATCCAGTTGAACCCGCACCATTTGCCAGCCAGATCACCGTCTTGCAGCATCTTGACGGCCATGAAATCTGCACTGGTCAACTGCGTGTCGGCCAAAATCTGCGCCATCATGTTGCTGTCATACAACATGTACAGCTCCTCGCCCTGCTCAACACCCACGTTGTTGGCCTGAAAAATCCGGCGAGCGGCGAGAATCTTTGCTTTAGTGAAGGTGGTCGCGCCTGCAAGAATCTTTTGACCGGATGGCAGTGCGGTACTGGTGTAAGTCTCACCATCCACGGTCTTGCGGTTGATTGCATCCACGGCACCACGGTAAATGGCTTTGTCCCAGCGGCGATTACGCGCAGCAATCATGTTTTGCATGTAGCTGTCTTGTGGGTTGGCCTTGAGTTTTGGCAGATCGATCTTTTCAATCGGCACAAACAAGTTGCAGTCAATCATGGTCGCAAGGCGAGTGCCTGCGGTTGGAATGGTTAGGTTCGTGGCAGCAAAGCGAGTGGGGTTATCCACCATGTCCACCAAGCCCATGTCATTGATCGTGAATGACGCGCCCTCGATGTTGCCGCGATCTTTACACGCACCCATCAGACGGGATGTTTTTTGCTGACACGCCACCTCGAACGTATCTGCAAACTGCCGGACAAATGCAGCGGTAATATTGTCCTGATTGGTAATCGGCATGATTACTCACTCCTCAATAGGTTTTGGGTTTTGCCTATGTCGGGTTGTCTATTGCTAGGCCCATATACGCGACGCATTCGGCAATGCGTCGTGGGCGGATCAGGTTGTCGGACTGCCACGTCCGGCCTGTCAATCGGGTTATTTGTAGGTGCGTTGGTAATGCTTGCTGACCTGCTCATGTACACGGCGATGATCGGCATGGTTCGGGTTCATGTACGCTTCCGACTTCATCAAATCTTCAGCCGTATCAGCACTCACGCCACCGCCAGCAGGCGGCATATCCTCACCTAACTGCGCACCAAAAAACGCCAACACCTTAATAGCTTCGGCGTTGTTGCCAATGCCCGTGGGGTTGCCAAGCTGCTCATCTGTGATACCCATCGCACGCGCTGCGGCCATTGCATGACCCATGTGCTTGGGCGTGTCATCGCCCCACGTTTCTTTGAGCGTTGCAGTCACAGACTCAGCATCAAGCGCAGCAGCACCGGCAACCAATGACGGCGCACGCTGTGCATATTCACCCAGCACAAATTCAAGCTGCGCGTTGGTCATGCCCTTTGCGTGTGCGGCCTTCAAAAACGCTTTGTTGGTCTCGTCGGCCTTAAACTCGTCCCACTTGATCACATCAGATTCGATCTTGACCTCGTATTCATCTGCGGATTTAGGCGGGGCATCACCCGTGCCTAGACGGCCTTCTGCGTGCTTATAGGCTTCGGCCATCTTGCGTGCCGATGCGGTCACATCAAGCGCGTCACCCTCGCCGACGACGCGGAATTTCTCGGGCAGCCAGTCGTTTGCATCAGGCGTAGCAACAGCGGGTGTTGTAGCACCCACAGCACCCAATGCCGAACCGCCTAAATCCGCACCATCACCGGCTTCACTCATCAAGATCAGATGTTTCATCCGTCACCCCATTGGCCTTGTTGATCTGCTTAATCATGTATTCAATGACCGACCGCTGACCTGCCCGAAAGCAGCCCTCGCGCTCGGCTTCCTGCCCACCACGAACATAGGTGGGCTGTGAGCTAAAGCGGCGCATCAAATCCTCCAGCACCGCCGCGCCATCAATCCCTGTTCGCTCAAACAGGCGTTTGTATGTGTCTGCACGATCTGTCATTGCGCCACCGCTTTTTGTGCCACGGTATCAATGGCCGCCTGCCCTGCCTGCTGTTGTAGCTGCATGGCCTGTTGTTGCTGCGCAGCCTGTTGTGCAGCCTGTTGCTTGTCGTCGCGGTACTTGCTGCGATCATCAGCACTGCGCATGATCGACGCCGGAACGCCTAAGCCTTTGCCGTAAATCTGTGTGGCTGCATCAAAGTCGATGTTGTCGAGGATGTCGGGGTTTGCCTGCGCCATGTTTGCTACGCCTGCACTGAATCGCTCGATGGCCACAACCTCCTCAAGACGCTGCGCCCGCGCTAAGGGGGACAAGAATTTGATGCTGACGTTTTTGTCACGCAATGAATCAGGCGGCTGACCCAACACACCGGCACGCATAGCTAGACCAAAGCACCGCTCAACAATCGGGATCAGATACTCAGACTGCCAACGGCCATACACAGGCCCAAGCTGCTGGCGAATCAGATCAACACGCACATGCACCTCTGTCGCGGTCATTGCTGGACCGTCAGCCGGTTGCAGTTGATCGGCCATCAGGTTTGAGCGGATGGATTGATGTGTCTTGTTCAGCATCCATTCGGCGACTTCAAAGTTTGATCCGGACGTGAGCGGCTTCATGGAATCCACGCTGTTGGCCACAATCACCCGACGCGGACCAATGCGGACTGTGGCGGGATTCAGCACGCCGTCATCCTCAGCAATCCACATGCCGCCAATTGCCAAATCGCCCGCTTGCAGAGTCAACTCAACCAACTTGTTAGCGGTCTTGGCATCAGGCAATGCCAGCGACATTTGGCCTTGGGCATATGGGCTATGGGGAATACAGCGCCACCGTGCTACAGCACACGGAAACTCGTGATAGCCCGACTCCTTGAGCATATGGCCGCCCTCAATCTCGACGTGGTACGACGCAAAGGGCAACGCCTTGTCGATCACACCGTGTGGCTCTGACCGTGGCTGTATGACATGCAGGATGCGCACTTTGCTATCTGGCGATGACTCAGCCAAGCGCCGCACACGCTCGCTCGCTGTGTCTCCGTATGCATCAACGACCTGTTGGGCTGTTAGCTCATGCTCACGATAGATGGTGTCGATGCGTCCATCAGCACGGGATGACGCGATATAGCACCCACCGATAGGCCATGCATCAAACACATACCCACCGCGCTGGCGATCAACGTCGATATACAGACACAGCCAGCCCGCAACAACGCCATCTGTAGTGGCTTCAAACGCTTCGCTGTCAAAGTTGCTGCCATGGATATTTCTCCACACAAAATTTGCAGCAGACTCAAGCCACCGCTCTGCATCGTCCTGCGTTGTCTCGTCCTCATCCTTGCCATCCGGCACCGCCTGAAACCACAGGCTGTTAGGTGGTGTTGTGCCGCTCATGATTGACGACACAAGCAACTGCACCGACGCCGCAGCCGTACTGTCGAGCAACTCACGCCGCGCTTGCTTGCGGTCGGGAATATCTCCGCTAAACGATTGCAGACGCTCAGGACAGCCGTAGCGATAGCACTCAGACCAGTGCGACTCATGAGTCTGACGCTCAGACTTGAGTTGATGCAGTCGCTTGACGAGTGCTTGTGTATTCATGCGTTGCGCACCCGTGCGTCTTGCACAGCTTTACCAAGCGCGGACGTGACTGTAGCCACCAGACCACCGCGGCTCTTGCTCAGCGCCGTATCTTGCTGGCCTTGGTTTTTAGACACCAAGCCCTGTGGCGAATTGCCCAGCGCAGACCCAACCTTGTCACGACCGACGCGCAGCTTACGCGCAGCGGCATCAGCATTGGCTGCCTTGGTGGCCTTGGCAGCAGCAACTAATGCATCGCCTTCGGGATCGGATTTAACAGCCTTGGGTGCACCGCACATTAAGCGTCTCCTAAAAAAAACTCGAAGCGAGCGGACGCGATAATCGTGCCTGTGACAGCCGCCGCCGAAAGATAGATGTCAGTACCAGCAGGCACAGGAGTTTTGTAGTTAAGAGGGATGGATAGTGCAAAAGCAGGCGCGGGGAATCGACCCAGCACACGGAAGACCGAGCCATTTGCTCGCGCCCACAAATACAAAATACCTGCCGCAGAAAACGACAGCAGGAATGACGCAAGGTATAGCTTTTTACCTGCCGGAACGGTGTACATCGCCTGCAAGCCACCACCCATGCCAGTGTCAATCGAAAAAAGAACAGTTGCAGGCTTGCCAAGTGTGACCGTCCCCGACCCGACATACACAATGCCCGCATTAGTACCGCCCGTGCCTGCGGTCAGTACAGCAAAGTCGTTGATGCGGTAGTACGCGTTGACCGTGGTGACTGCTGTGATGCCATTCAGCGTCACAACCTCGGTAATGACGTTGAATGACGCATCAAGCCCAACGATCTGCACAGTCCGTGCGCCCGTCCCTGCTGCTGTATCCAGTGCACTCGATGACGAGACCGTGCGTACAGATGCGGCACTAGGCCATGGATATGCTGTGCCTGACTCAGCCCAGATCATCTCTTGAGTTGTAGGTGTAGCTGGATTAAACCCAAAGGCTCGACCACCCGTCAGACCTGCGTAGTTACCGGCGGCCACATCAAGCCCAAAATCACGAGCCTGCAAGCCAAGCTGTTGCGGGTCTTGCTCGAGACCAACGACGACGCCTGCGCCCGTTGTTGTGCTAGTGATGCTCATACGATCCACCCTGCATCAGTCAAGCGTGCGCCGTGACGTACAGGTTTGCCCGCGCCGACCGCATTATTGGTGGGCTGTTGCAATGCTGCGTTTTCGGCTTCAAGGGCTGCCACTCGCGCCAGTGCCGCAGCCAATTCGGACGCGGGATCTGCTGGCTGAGACATGATCGCTGTCAAGACTTCAAGGCCAGCCTGTCGCTCCGGTGCGGGCGCAACTGTTGGGTCGATGGGATTGCCGGGGGTCTGTGGCTTGCGTGCGGCCATATCACACTCTATTGATACCTGATCTCAAGAGTGTGCTTACTGCCTAATCCTGTTTTTTGGGTGATTTTTGGCATGTAAAACGCGCGTGCGCGCGAGGGATGTGAGCTGGCACTGCGTGTGATTGATGTTGCCATAATAAATACCTGTTAAAGATTATAAAACGCCCACGTTAATGGGCGTCTGGTGGCTGATTATGCTTCGCGTCCGGTGATTTCAATATCAAGCAAATCGAATGCGGCTTCGGCAAAAACTAGCGGATCAAGCGCATCATCTGGCAATGCCTGCAAACGGGCGCGGGTGATCTTGCGTTGGCGAATCGCTTTCATTTCTTCGCCGTTGTGGCCCGATACCGCATAAACGCGCACGGTGTCATCATCAAAGCGGTCAAAGTGTACAGCGATCAAATACGACTTCTTTTCGCCGATCACGTTAGCGCGCAGCGCCGGTGTGGTGACTGTTGTTACTAGATTTGGCATGATAAATACTCCCTTGGTTGGTGTTTCAGTAGTCAAGTGGGTCTAAAGGCTGCTGACTTTCCCGTTCTTCAATCTGCGCATCAACAACAGCCGACCAACGCGCAAATATATACGCTGAATCTTCTGCGATTTTCTCGTTGGCAACATCAAGCAACTGCTGCGCAAGCCATTCTGCGATTATATCCTCCGCTTCGCCGTTGACCGCCTTTGACAGGTTTGGGTGCGCCATAGGCTGCCCATTTCGGTTTTTGATCATGCTTGCGGCTTTGCGCGTCCCACCGATGATCTCAATCATGCGGATGGCATCATCTTTAGTCATGCTCAACTTCATGCCAATCCCCTTTTAGTCTGCAAGCCATTGTTTAAAAAAACTGATTGCCAGCGTTTGCATTTCTGCGTCCGATCCGTCAAAGCCATTTTTGCCGTATTTGCGCAGACCATCAAACTCAATTGCGCCGCTGTCAACGTTGACCCATGCGGATTTGCAAGCAATGCCATGTTTTTGCATGGCTACAGCAAAGGTGTAATCACAATCTGGGTAGGCGCGGCAGTGTACGGCGTCTTTTGACTGCCATGTGCGCAGCTTTGGATGACTAAATGCTTGGCGTTTTAGTTCTTTGTACAAGTTGCGCAACGCAGAACCAAAAGTCACTTGGTAGCTATCGCCTTTAATGTGTACGCGTTTTGCCCGTGCATGTGCGATGCCGAAAATCATTTTTTTGCTCATGTTCATTTTGCGTGTCCCCTTGGGATCATCCGTTTGCGCTAATCGCTCCGGTATGTCCTCATTGTATACCAAATGGTATACTTTGCAATGGTGACCACATGATATTTATCTACCGTTCGTCGGCTCGCAACCCGCTCTTATCACGCGCCACCAGTCTGATCAATCGTGTCGATCATGTAGCGTATAGCCGCCGCAATGCTGCCATGCACCAGCGCCAGCCGCCCCAACACCTCAAGCCGCCGTGGCTCATGCTGTACAGACAGATTGATCTTGGCTGTCACAAACATGGCGTCAGCATCGACACCACGAATGCGGTCGGGCGTAGCTGCTCGACGCGTGTAGTTGCAGATGGATTGTGCCGTAGCGCGTGGAATTTCAAATTTCTCAGCGATGTCGGACAGAGACATGCCGTCCTCTTTGCACAGCCGGATTTGTGAGCCGACGAACGGTAGAAAATAGTTGGTCCACTCTATTTACAACGATACATATGTGTATCATAATACAGACATAGACCGACGCACTAGGCGACAGTCAAATTACTGTGAGACAGACCATGACCAAGTCAGAGATTTTCAAAGCAGCCCACGCGCTAACCAAACTCGTAAACAAAGCAGGCGACAGCTACCAAGTCACTTTTGCAGCATCGCTGCGCATGATCATTGCTGGTAGCAAATATCGCGTCCCAGCCAACGAAACCCGCAACAAAATGGTGTGCCTGCAAGCCATAGACAGCCTGTTTGCTTTTGCAGCAACCAAAACAAAACAAAGCGACGCAAACACCGCACAAAAAAACGCTTTTGAAATGTACGCACAAGCAATGCCTGCTGATTTTTACGCCAGCATCAACCTGCGCACAACAGACGTAACAGCCGGTCGCCAAGTAATGGCGGCAATCACTCAAGCAATGGGGTTAACAGCATGAGCAAAGTATGCAGTAAAGCAGCGGATCGCGTTGCACAAGCAAGCGGGTTTGTGATCCATGAGCCTATCTATCACCACCCGATGACTGTAAACAAACTCGGCGAAACAATGGCGTCGATGTTTAAAGGCGGCAAAGAGTTAAAAGGCCGCATGACCAAGCGCCGCATCAAGACAATCATCCGCAACTGGTAATCCCAAGCCCCTTCGGGGGCAACTTTGGAGCAAGATATGAGCAACCCACTATACCAACTCGGCATGATTGCCCGCTCTGTGCAAAAGCAAATGCCAATCACTGAGTCTATCCCGACCAACATCATCACCCTGCTGTGCGTCAAGCCAATTACCGGCCTTGGCAACCTGCATAAATACGCCATGAGTAACGGCTTGCATGATAAGCAGGTATGGGGTGAGATGCTAAACCGCGTCGATCTGTCAGAGCTTGAGCGGCTTAAAGACGGCGTATCAATGATCAAGCAAGGCGATTTTTGGCGCGGCTGGTATCACTTTGACGCGCTAGAGTCCAAATACCTAAACATCACACCAGAGGATGTGCGCGAGATTGGGAAAGCATTGTACGGGCGTGATTGGAAAAGCCCGCTTGCTGACGCGCTGGGTATTAGCCGCCTAACCGTCCAGCGATGGGACAGCGGCCAGTTAAAGCCAAACATCGGCCACGTTGCTGACATGCTCGCACTTGTCGCAGCAAACAATGACCGACTCAACAATATAATCAGAGACACCGTCAAGCCCTCGCGGCATACCGGTAAGCTTTGACGAATAAAAAACAAACCCCGCTAGTGCGGGGTTTTTATCAGCAAGACATTTTAGATCGCCTGTCCGCAGCTATCTCACCCTCGGAATCACCCCCCCCACAATTTGACTATGCAAGATCGTCAGCATCTCAGCACTGGCCGCATTTGGCGACGATACGCAGTTGTACCAAGCCCACACCGTGTTAGATGACACATGCAGCTCTCGACTAATCGCGTGCTGACCAAATCCCACAGCACTAAGATCAGCGATGACGCGGAACCAATCGACCGGACGATAATGCTCATAGACACGCGGGAAAATCGAAAGCTGGGCAGTCATGCGATTAGCTCCAGCAATTGCGCAGCACTGTACGATCTGCTTGCATGTAAGCGCACAGCCATCTCGATGGATCCATGCTTAACCGGATCACCCAGCACTGTAAAAATCTGCTTGATCTGACTGTCATCAACCCACACCCCTGCTTTTGTCAGCGAGTCAAACAGTGCCTTGTGGTAGTTGTCAGCGTCGTATATCAGCTTGGTGTCCGGTGGTGACAACACGAGCGCAACAGATACAGCAGCATCCCCAATCAGCCCAGCCAAACGATTAGCCATGACCAATTCAGCAATCCGCGCGATGTACCGCTTGCCAGCCTTGCCGATGTGCATCCCACCATCATGCGACCGCTCCCAATAGTGATTGATGCTTGGCGACCACGGCAAAATCAACGTGACCACCTGCCCCTGCAAAATCTTTGGCTTGGCGCTATCACTCAAGGTCTCGTGACCTACGGCACTGTGATGACGATGACGGTTTTTAAACCCCTTGACGTTGTTTTTATTGGCTCGTCTGCAATGCCACAAATCAAGCAAGCCACTTTCACGGGCTTCGGCCAAACTCATGCTGTTTGTGGCTGGCAAATGTTGATGACTGCTCATGATGTGTGCATCCCCAGACTGACCAACGATTGCCCCAGACTCTCAGGCTCGACCCCCAACACACGGCACTCAAGGCCGCCTGCTATAACAACCTGATCAACCACCGGCGCATGGGGTGTTGGCACCCACACGCACACATGGTTGTATGACTCGAGTTCGGCAGTTTGGCGTTCGTTCAATGTGATGACGTTCATTTCGCCACCGCCTTGCACTCAAACGACTGGTTAAGCAAAACAACACGCCCAAGACGATCACAATCGCGTTTGATGTCTGATTCGGCACCGTAGAGACCAATCAACAGGCTGATCATGATCGACATGACCAAAATAAATTCTTTGCTCACACGACACCCCCACAACAAACCCCATCCCCGTTTTGCGGACATGCATCACACGC